TGTATTCATAATCAACCAAGCGTTGTACATTGTTAGTGAGATTACAGAAGAACAGTATGAAAAAACAAACCAAATACAAACCCAAGCCCGTCTTAATCAATCCACTGGCTTTTGTGATTGAAAGCATTACACCGGTTGCGAAGCACGAAGGCTCTCTGCTGACCCTAAAACTCAAGAACCACAACGCCCTGGCAATGCTTGTCAAAGGTGAGGCAAGACGAAAAGAGCTGGATGTACTGATAAGCGCTCTAAACACGTGCGAGGCGCTCGTTCTGATGGGGTTTGGTACTGAGTATGCTTTTGTTGCAAAAAATGGCTTAGACGCCCTTTTGGAGGTCTGCAAACGCGGTATGAGGACAGACCATTACATTTTAAAAGCTGTTGAGATGCAAACGCTGGATGAAGCAATGCAATTACATGACGAGCAATTAGAAATCGTGACGGTGGGTGAGTTAGACAGGTCGCAGCGGATTGTCCGCAATGTACTGAGGTCGAAAAAGGCAAAAGTTATAAATGACAAGGAGAAATCAAAATGAGCAATGGATTTAGGAGTTTTTCACCCGCCAAAGAAAACGCTTATGCGTTATCAGCAAAGACGGAAAATGAGCGTTTTATGCACTCCAGGCCGCAAATGTGCCTCAGGTGTCAAAAGGATAAATACTTAAAAGGCGGAAGCATTCGGTTTATTGGAACGTTTCGCAAGTTTATTTGCAAAGATTGCGTAGATGCTAAGCAACAGGAGAAGAACACATGACACGAAAAGAACTAATGGCAGACAGCACGCAGTACTGTTGCTACTGCGGGTGCGAGGTAAATGCACGGTTCCAATGCTGTGGTGAGAACCACTTCCATACCTTTGCTCAAATGTCTGCCGAGGAGCAGGACGAGTTCTTGGACAACGAGGAGTGCGCCCCGCTTTACACGTCACCACAACCACACAAGCCTTGGATTGGGCTGACGGCTGATGAGATATGGAGTGTTTACAAGCAAGTGGACTCAATGCAATATGTAGAATTTGCACACGCCATTGAAGCAAAACTCAAGGAGATGAACACGTGAACATAGAAAAAGTTATTGAACTGGCGCGTGACGCAAAGCTACCGCACTACTACCAGACAAATGAAATTGCAAATCTAGAAGCGCTTGAAAGATTTGCTAAGTTGGTCAGGCACTATGCGGTAAAGGCAGAGCGTGAGGAAATAGCATTGGAGTTTGAGAAGCGACATGAAGGTGTTAAGCACTTAAACAACTACTGGTTACATGCCGCAAAATATGTCATGGCAAGAGGCAGTGCTTAAGCCACTACTGGCTTTGTTGATGCTGCCGACATTGGCGTTGGCTGTGCCTTACAGCAAGCAAGCTAAATGTTTGGCAGACAATCTGCACTACGAGGCACGTGGCGAAAGTCTGGCGGGTATCAGGGCGGTAGCTAACGTAGTCTTAAACAGGGTCGCAAGTAAGCGCTGGCCAAACTCAATCTGCAAAGTGGTTTATCAAAGCAAGCAGTTTAGCTGGGCTAACGATTACAGAGCTAGAAACCCAAGGTTGGTGGCGTACACGCAGAAGGTGCAACGGGTCGTGGCCAGGGCAATCGCAGGCAGGTTGAAGGACAACACGCGAAGGTCAACGCACTACCATACTTTGGCTGTCTACCCTCGCTGGGCGGGCAGGTTGGAAATGACTGAAGTAATTGGTTTTCACGTGTTTTATAAGTACAAAAGGAGAGAGCAATGAGCGCAGAAAAAGAAATTAGAAGAACAAATGCTTGGCTACAGCGGCGAGTTAGGGCAAGTCAAATACCGATTGACGCAGAGCCATACATTAATTATCAACATCAAAGCCCACAGCGCTGGCGCAATGTTTTAGTAAAACTATCGGTTGTTGCAGTAATACTGTTTGCAGTAGGGCTTGTCACTTGCGGATTAATTACATTCAACTTATGGCTTGCTATATGAAAAAAGAACCAATACCAAATGCCTTCACAATGTTTATTGGAAAAAGTATTATTAGCGATGACACCAGTTTTAGACGTTCAAGAGCTGGAACTGTCGGTGGTAAAGCTAGGTCAAAGAATTTAAACGGCGATGGGATACAAAATGTGCATCAACTAAAAGTGAATTCAAAACTTACAGAAAAGCAAAAGCGTTGTCTTTAATACCCTGGGGCACAAAGAAAGAGCAAGCCGAGCGCCGAGTGCAACAAAGCATCGAGTCTAAAAGGTCGCAACAGGCCGCTGACGAGGGTTTGGCTCGTGAGTTAGTGTACAGCTACAAGTGGCAGGCTGAAAAAGCGCCAGAGTGGTTTAGGGGTGTGATGGATAAATTGGCTAAAAAATATGGTCAAAAGTACGCGGATGATATTAGGGCGCTAATGACATTGGAGAAGAACAGAAAATGAAAATAACGCTACACAATACGCAACAGGCACACACTGCTGTAACGGACATCTATCAAAAGATGAAGCCTCATCTGATAAAGGGTAAGAAATTTACTTTGGAAGTCACAAGCGAGACTCGTAGCCAGCCTCAAAATGAGATGTATCACGCAATTATTGGAAAGATTGAAAAGCAGGCAGAGCATGCGGGGGCTAAGTGGGATGGCGAAAGCTGGAAGCGTTTCTTGATTGACCAGTGGGCAAGCGAGACTGGCAGGTCAGCAGGTAAGGTAGCGCCCAGCTTAGATGGCCAAAGGGTGGTTCAACTCGGTCTACAGTCGCGCAAATTCAATAAGGCAGACGCAAGCGAGTTTACAGAGTGGCTTATTTGCTGGGCAACAGACAAAGGTTTCGAGGTGGGCGAATGAAAACAAAGAAGTGCAAGGTATGCAAAAATACGTTTCAACCAGCCAGACCGCTACAAACTTGCTGTAGCCCAGCTTGTGCAATGCAACTGGTCAAGGCGGTTAAAGTCAAGAAAGACAAGCAAGAAACAAAATTAAAGCTGGATGCACTGCAAACCAAACCGCAGTTGGTCAAAAAGGCGCAGGCTGCGTTTAATTCGTACATCCGAGCTAGAGATACAGGCAAGCCTTGCATATCGTGTGACAAGCCTCTAGAAGACACGCCAAACACATTTGACGCAGGACATTACAGGTCGGTTGGTTCAGCTCCGCACATGAGGTTTGTTGAGGACAACGTACACGGGCAATGCAAGCATTGCAATAACTGGCTTGGCGGAAACGTTGTTGAGTATCGCAAGCGACTTCTAGAGCGGATTGGTGAACATCAACTTAACTTACTCGAATCTGACACTACGCTGAGGAAGTACACCAAAGAAGGGTTGATTGAAATTGCAAGGCACTACAACGCAGAGGCTAGGCGATTAATAAAAGACAGGGTACAATGAAGGCTCTTTCTCCTAGTCGTTTGTAGCGACTTTAGACCACTAACGCAGTGGTCTTTTTTTTGGTATGATGGTTTCACTTTGGATTTACCAATGGAGAACCCATGACGACAATGGATAAAGTCGGGAACAATTTAGAACATATTGCTCTTGAAACGCTAATTCCTTATGCTAGGAACAGCAGAACGCACTCAGACGCGCAAGTCGCGCAAATAGCCGCAAGCATAGGCGAGTTTGGATTCACAAACCCTATATTGATAGACGCAGAGGGCGGCATCATTGCTGGCCATGGTCGCACTATGGCGGCACGTAAGCTGGGGCTGGACAAAGTGCCGTGCATACGGCTAACAAACCTCACGGACGCGCAAAAGAAAGCCTACATCATTGCCGACAACAAGCTGGCGTTAAACGCTGGGTGGGATGATGAAATGCTTAAAGTTGAATTAACAGAGTTAAAAGACCTTGACTTTGATTTGTCTTTAATCGGTTTTGACGCTGACGAGTTGGCAAACCTATTGGAGCCTGAACAGGTAGATGGGTTAACCGATGAGGATGACGTACCAGAAGCTCCAGAAACGCCCGTAACCGTTGAGGGCGATGTTTGGATACTTGGTAACCACAGGCTGATGTGCGGTGATTCATGCAGTCAAAACGATATGGAAAAGTTAACCAGTGGCCAGTTGGTTGATATGTGGCTGACAGACCCGCCCTACAACGTGGCGTATGAAGGTAAGACCAAGGACGCGCTCAAGATTCAAAACGACAGCATGGCCGACGAGGACTTTCGCACATTCCTGCGCGATGCCTGTGTGACCGCTGACACGGTGATGAAGGCTGGCGCAGTGTTTTATATCTGGCACGCCGATTCAGAGGGTTACAACTTCCGAGGCGCTTGCCAAGACGCTGCGTGGAAGGTTCGACAGTGTTTGATTTGGAAAAAGTCATCGCTTGTCATGGGGCGGCAGGACTACCATTGGAAGCATGAGCCTTGCTTGTACGGTTGGAAAGAAGGAGCTGGCCACCTGTGGGCTGCAGACCGCAAGCAGACGACAATCCTTGAGTTTGACAGACCAACCCGTAACGGTGAGCACCCAACCATGAAGCCCGTGGCGCTGTTTGAGTATCAGATGCTCAATAACACCAAGGGCGGCGACATTGTGCTTGATAGTTTTGGCGGAAGCGGGACAGCCTTAATTGCTGCTGAAAAGAATGGTCGGTTTGCTCGGGTTATGGAACTCGACCCTAAATACTGTGACGTCATCGTCAAACGCTGGCAAGAGTTTAGCGGCAAGCAAGCCGTTCACGAAGTGACTGGAGAGGTGTTTACAGGGGTTGCTAATGGCTAAAATAGGCAACCAAGGCGATGGTGGAGGACGCCCGTTGGTGGTGTTTGATTACGAGCAAATTAAGCAAGTTGAAAAACTGGCATCTGTGTTGTCCAAAGGGCAAATGGCCGATTACTTCAGCATTAGCGAGACAACCTTGCGAGAAATAGAGAGCCGGCAGCCCGAGGTTTCTGATGCATATAAAAGAGGCAAAGCCAAAGCAATTGGAAATGTGGCATCAAACTTAATTACCCAAGCCCAAACTGGTAACGTTGCCGCTGCTATCTTTTACCTAAAGACGCAGGCAGGATGGAAAGAGGACAAAGCGGTTGCAACGATTAACCACAACGTCCGTTCGTTTGAGATATTAGAAGATGATGCGAATAGCCGCGAGAGCTACTAAACCACAGACTGCTTTAGCGAACAGCACACGCCGGTTTCCTGCGATGGTGGCTGGCTTTGGTGCTGGTAAAACGCACGCTCTTGTGCTTAGGGCTTTGCGGCTATTGTTTGAAGATGGTGGTGGCGACATAGCTTATTACTTGCCTGACTATCCGCTTGTTCGGACAATTGCCTACCCTAGGTTTCAGGCCGCACTAGAAGACCTTGGTGTTCCATATGAGCTAAACAGGTCTGAACACCTTATGAAGGTAAACGGGCGTTGCATCATATTTAGGACAATGCAGAACCCTGATTCAATTGTTGGTTACGAAGTTGGCGACAGCTTGATTGATGAGCTTGATACTCTGCC